TAGATTCGTCCGGTAACCCCACATTTACCGCTCCAACGGTGTTCTCTGCTGGAACTGCATCAGATCCAAGCATCACTTTTACCGGCGATACAAACACCGGAATCTTCTCCCCTGCCGCTGACACTATTGCCTTTACAGAAGGTGGTGCAGAGGCGATGAGGATTGATTCAAGTGGTCGGGTGGGGATTGGCGAAACATCTCCAACATTTAGATTACAAGTTGCTGGAAACAATGGTTCAGAAGTTAAGGTAACCAGAGGAACAAACGACTGCATTATTTCTTTGGCAAACAATGCTGGTAGTGAAGTTTATGTTGGCCCTAGCGTTTCATCCCCATTAGTGTTGCAAACCAACAACACAGAGCGTATGCGTATTAACGCTGGCGCACCAATCCTCTGTCTATCAGGCGGTAACACCTCGGCCACCGGAACTGGTATAGCCTTCCCCGCAACCCAATCCGCATCGACTGATGCAAACACGCTGGATGATTATGAGGAGGGGACTTGGACACCTTCATTAACATCAGCCGCTGGAACTTTAACTACTGTTGTAAATGGAACAGGTAATTACACAAAAGTAGGAAACATGGTAACAATAACTTGTCGCCCATCAATTACTACTAATGGAACAGGTTCTCAGTCTTTATTGATTGCTGGTCTTCCATTTGCAATAGGAAAAAATAATTTTGCTGGTGCAGGTAGAGAAGACGCAGTAACTGGTAATGTATTTGGAATAAATCAACAGTCAACAACACAACTACTTTTGTCAAAGTATGATGGTACATATCCAGGTGGAAATAGTCATGGTTTTCCAATTTCAATTTCATATTTAACTTAACTTATATCTACGCCAGACTAGCGTAGACGGACTTTTATAAAGGAGTATCAAAATGGCAATCACTAAAGAAACAGTCGTAGATCAGGTTACAGTTACTGAGAACGGTATCGTTCTGTATCGTGAGGCAACAAGGATTATTGAGGACGGCAAGGTTCTGACTCAGACCTACCACCGTACTTCTCTGACACCGGGCCAAGACCTGACAGGCCAACCCGCCAATGTAGCGGCTATCTGTAATGTGGCATGGACACCTGCGGTTATAGCCGCTTATCAAGCCGCACAAGAGGCAAACCGTCCATGACCGAGCCAGTAAAACTAATCATAGAACTCTCGCTTGACGAGGTAAACGGCATCATCGGTGCCTTGGGCGAACTGCCAGCCAAGACCAACGCAATGGCGCTGATTCAGAAGATCCAAACCCAAGTCGTCCCGCAACTACCGAGGCCGGAAGAGAACAAAGATGTCGCAGCATAGTACAGAAACTATTAAACAAGTTACTGATGGTCTATCGATCATCACCGTGCTTGGTACATTAGCAGATATTCTGCCTGCTCTGGCAGCAATATTTTCTATCGTATGGTCTTGCTTCCGTATTTATGAAACTAAAACAGTGCAATCTTGGTTAAAGAAAGGTAAACAAAATGAAAAAGCCGACAACTAAAAAAGGTAAAGCAGAAAAGGTTGGTAAAGTTATGAGTGAGTACAAGTCTGGTACTCTGCATAGCGGTAAAGGCGGGCCAGTGGTGAAGTCACGCAAGCAGGCAGTGGCGATTGCAATGTCACAGGCTGGTATGTCCAAGAAGCCAATGATGATGAAGAAGACTGGGCGTGGACGATGAAACCAGGACTCTATGCCAATATCCAAGCCAAGCGTAAACGCATCAAAGAAGGCAGTGGTGAAAAGATGCGTAAGCCTGGAACCAAAGGTGCTCCTACTGCTAAGGCTTTCAAAGAAGCCAAGAAGACTGCGAAGAAATAATGGTCAAAAAAGTCTATCAGAATCCTAAAGGTGGTTTAAATGCTAAAGGTAGAGCCTATTTCAAGCGTACTGAAGGCGCTAATCTCAAACCACCAGTATCGGCCAAGGAAGCAGCAAAGTCCCCCAAAGCAGCAGGAAGGCGTAAGTCCTTCTGTGCTCGTATGTCTGGGGTTTCGGGGCCAATGAAGGATGAAAAAGGTAGACCAACAAGGAAAGCACTAGCACTAAGAAAATGGGATTGCTAAATGGCAACTACATATCTACAATTAGTAAACGATGTCTTGACACGGTTGCGTGAAACCACTGTTAGTAATGTATCTGATACTGACTACAGTTCACTTATCGGTAAGTTAGTCAATGACGCAAAGCGTGAAGTAGAAGATGCTTGGGATTGGGAAGCACTAGCAAATACTTACACTATTTCTACCTCCAATGGTACAACTTCTTATTCGATTACTGGTGCTGGAGATGCTTCTAGGATTCATCGTGTGTACAACACTACTAACCGTATTTACTTAGCAGAACGACCACACGAGTATTTTATATCCAACATTGATCTAGCGGCACAGACTCTTTATGGTATACCCGCTTATTATTCCACAGATGGTATTGATGGCAGTGGTGATCTAAAGATTCAGATCTTCCCTGTGCCTGATACCACTTATACCATTAAAGTTGATGCTTATACCCCAGAGGCAGAACTAACCACTAACTCTAGTTCAACAAAGTTACCAAAGATACCTATTGTGGCGCTGGCATGGGCTAAGGCCATTGAAGAGCGTGGTGAGGACGGTGGTGTCAATGTTAGCAGCCAATACGCTGTAGCAAAGCAGGCACTGGCAGACAGAATCGCTGTAGAAGCCAATCGCAGACCTGATGAGTTCTCATTCTACTGGGTATAATGCCAAACAAACCACTACAATCTACTGCAATAACATCTCCAGGTTTCTTTGGGCTAAATACTCAAGATTCTGGTGTAAACCTTAATCCATCGTTTGCACTAGAAGCCTTTAATGCTGTTATTGACCAATCTGGTCGTATTGCTTCTAGAAAAGGTTGGGCATATACAACTACCTCTGGCGGTACTGGAACCAATCCTGAAGTTATTGCTGAGTTTGATAATCACGATGGCACCTTCAGCATTCTGTCATTTGGTAATAATAAGTTGTTTGTTGGTGAAACAACGATGACAGAGAAGTTAGTTCGTAACGCTGATAATAGTGCTAATGCCACTTATACTATTACAGATAATAACTGGCAAGTAGTTTCTGCTCAATATAATAGTGGACTAACAACATCGCCTCATGCTATAATTGTACAAAAAGACCATAAGCCATTAGTGTACCACAAGATGCCTATTAGTGGTGGCGCTGCTCATGCACACACCGGCCCTTTTGGCTTTCAATTGTTATCCGATGTTGGTAATGTGCCATCAGGCTTTAGTAGTAGCACGTTTTTGCCTAATTGTGGTATCGGTGCCTTTGGGCGCACTTGGCTTGCCAATATCAATGACACAGATAAGTTAACAGTTTATTATAGTAAATTATTAGATCCTGTTGACTTTACTGGTGCCGGTTCTGGTGTTATCAACTTAGAAAAAGTAGTCCCTAATGATGATAGGATTGTAGCACTAGCGGCACACAATAACTTTCTTATCATCTTTTGTAAGAATAATATTGTTATCTATAATAATGCTGATAATATATCAAATTTGGCTTTACAAGATGTAATTGTTGGTGTAGGATGTGTTGCTAGAGATTCTGTGCAAAAGATTGGAACAGACTTATTATTCTTGTCCAAGACAGGTGTTCGTAGTCTTGCTAGAACAATTCAAGAAAAATCAGCACCGATAAAAGACATCAGTATAAATGTAAGAGATCAGTTACTTAACTTTATTACTTTAGAAGACGAACTGTCGTACAGAAGTGTCTACTACGAGAGAGATGCTTTTTATTTATTGTCTTTACCTTCTATTGGTTTTGTGTACTGTTTTGATGTAAGAGCCTTTTTAGAAAACGGCGCTGCTAGAACAACAATTTGGAACAGCATTTCACCAAAAGGAGTAGCAACTACTAGGAATGGTAGACTCCTTATTGGTAGAGAAAACGGCATCGGAGAATACAAAAACTATCAAGATAATGGTTTAAGTTATACATTTACATATTATACTCCGTACATTGACTTTGGATCGCCATCGATTTCAAAAATGCTCAAGAAGATTGTGTTAACGATCTTTGGTGCTAATCAAACAGCATTAGATATTAGATGGGCTTTTGACTACTCATCTGGCTATAAAAGTGTACAAGTAACAACCGCAGCCAGTAATATTGCCGAATACGGTGTTGCTGAATATGGAATTGGTGAATATTCAATATCAGTTCCGTATGAGCAAATTAAACGGCAACTAAGTGGTTTTGGTAATGTGGTTCAAATCGGTATTGAAGTTGCCATTAACGGTAATGGTGTTTCAATACAAAAACTTGATGTCTATGCCGTAACCGGAAGAACAATTTAATAGGATTGTAAAACATGGCAACTTTTGCAGAAGCACTTCCTGGATTACAAGCCCAGGGATACACTAACATAATGGATGCCTTGGCTGCTTATAATGCGGCCAATGCTGCTGCATACTTTAGTGCTCCAGCGCCAGCCCCTGCTCCGGCCCCAGAGCCTGCGCCAGCATTATTTATGCCTACGTCTGCTCCAGAGCCTGCTCCGGCACCAGTAGCGGCCCCTGTAACAAGTGCTCTTACTCTTCCGCCGCCTGTAACGGCTGGAGGTACTGGAACAGGGATGATGTTGCCTAGTATTTCTGTGGCACAGACTAATAGAATTGTAGACGAGGCAAAGAACAGGCTTCCTAACTTTGAAGACCGTATTGATGAGATTTCTCGTATCTACCAAGAAACACTTGGTCGTTCTCCTGACATTTCTGGTTTACTATCTTATGCCGAATCTGATAAGTCTTTAGATACGATTAAAAAAGATATGGCCTATTCCCCTGAAGGCCAGTCTTTGATTAAAACAATTTATAATAACACTCTTGGTCGTGATCCAGATGCAAGCGGATTAAAAACCTACACTGAGTTTCTTGCTAAAGAGAAACCGTATATTCAATCTTACGGCAACAGCGAGATTGAGGCACTGAAGACTGAGTTAAAGATCTCTCCAGAAGGACAGAAACTTAACCCTGATCCTGCTGCCGCAGAATTATCTCGTATCTATAAAGAATATGCTGGTCGTGATCTTGATGCTTCCGGATATGCTTACTTCAAAGGCGCACTAACTGGGCCTGACGCTGCCGCTGGTATTGCTGAAGCCATCAGGACTGGTGATGAAGCAGAACTTCGCACTAGGCTTGGTCGTCAGCCAACGGCACAAGAAACACAAGACTATATGCAACAGCGTGATCGACAGCGTTCTGCTGAAGGTCGTCAGTTTGGTAACTTTGTTAAATCTATTCTACCTATAGCACTTAACTTTGCTGTTCCTAACATTGGTGCTAGTATTGGTGCTTCTTTAGGATTAACAGGAACTGCGGCTAGTGCAGTCGGTAACGCTATTGTTTCTGGAGTTGTGTCAGGAGTTGCTACTGGGGATGCAGAAAAAGGTTTAGTGACAGGGGCATTGGCTGGACTTGGCACAGCAGCAGTTCAGTCTGGTGCTGTTGGAAACATAATGAACAACATCGGTCTTGGTGATGTTGCAACTACGCTGAATATACCCACAAGTACAACTAATATTCCTGGTATTGAAGGCTTTGGTGCCGCTGCCGATCAAGTAGGCGGTGCTGGTGCTGGCGGGACTCCAGTGTTTACTATGAACACTCCAAGCGGAATGCTTAATATTCCTGCTGGTGGTACTCCTGGATTTACAGGTATTGATTTAAGTAGTCAATTAGCAGGTGGTCCTAATATTGGTAACTTTGGTGCTATCAATACTGGCGGCTTTATGGACGCTATCCCCAGTGTTGCTAACTTAACACAGAGTCTTATCAATGCTGGCATCTCGCCTGGAACTGCACAGAACTTGGCTGGTGCAACCTTGGCTGGTCTTGGTGGCATTGGCGGTGCCTCTGTTGGTTTGCTGACTACTGGGCTGACTCCCACTGGTCCTGCTATTCCCACGCCTACACCAACCCCGACTCCTACGCCAACCCCTACGCCTACGCCAACCCCTACGCCTACACCTACACCTACGACAAATTTGACTAGTCTGTTGCCCGCAGCAACTAGTTTATTTCCTGGTATTGGTAACCTTAATCTTGGAGGTCTTGTTGGTGCTGGCATAGATCTTGCACAGTTGCAGGCACTGCAGCGTGAGGCTACTGGCCTTGGTCGTGAACTAGCCGGAGAAGCCTCTAGAATTGGCCGTGAAGGCGCTATTCCGTTTACTCCATATACTGTTACCACAGGCGCTGGTGTAGGCACTGTAAGGCCAGGAGAGGCCACAGCGGTCACTTCTCCAGAGATGCAGGCTCTGCGTCAACAGCAACTTGGATTGGCTGGTCAAGCCTTTGGTGCTGTTAATCCTGCACAGGCTGCCCAGACACTGTATGGTCAGGTTGAGGCCTTGGCTGCTCCTGGTCGTGCTCGTGAGCAAGAAGCACTGATAGCAAGCCTGCAACAACGTGGCTTACTTGGTGCTGGTCAAAATTTACCCACCGTTGGTGGTGGTATTAGAACTGTGAATCCCTTCATGGAATCACTCTTGTCTGCACAAGAGACTGCTCGTGGTCAACAGGCACTACAGGCACAACGATTTGGTACAGAAGAAGCCATTAGACAGGCTGGCCTTGGTCAAGGATTGGTCTCAGGGGCGCAAGGAATCGATCAGCAAACCTTAGCGGCACTCAATGCTGCTGCTACCTTGGGACAGCAGGAAAGAGCCGTTGCAAGCCGAAATCAACTATTAGCGGCTGAATCTGCTCTACAAGGTCTGCGGATGCGTGCACCTTATGAACAGCTAGGATTGCAAGCCAGAGGCGAGGCATTGGCTGGCCTTGGTGGCGCTACCAGAGGCTTGTTTGGACTACCGACACAAACTGGCAATGTTCTTGGTAACTTAAACCTTGGTCAGTTATTTGGCGGCACTAGGGGAACATCCCCGCTTGGTCAAGGAACTGGGCCACAATACGGCTATCAAGACTATGGTATTTTCTTCTAAGGAATAGATATGGCGAATGTAATGCAATCTTTATTCGGTCTATCAATGGGACAACAGCAACCAGTTGCTTCTGATCCTATGCAGGCGTTTTCTGGATTGATTGGACGCACTGGTGGTTCGTTGCAACAGAATATTACTGGTGCCTTTGGTCAGCAAACACCGCAACAGGCTCTTAGCAGTATTATTCAACAGACACAACAACAGGTTGATCTTGGTACGCCGGAAGGCCTTGTGCAACTTGCAAACAATCTAAATCAATTGCCTCAGTTTAGTGGCATGGCGTTGGCTATGCGGCAAGAGGCATCTAAATTAGCGCAACAACAGCAACTTACACAGGCAGAAGCATTTCAAAAAACAGCACTTGGTATAAAAGCATTACAAGAAAAACCTGAACCAATGGTTAAAACAACCGCTGATTTTGCTGAAGTGGCTAACGAACTTGGTTTTGGTGTTAAACCTAGCCTTGCTGACTATACCGCAGAACAAACTGCAAAAGTTAATGCTTTATTACAAAAACGTAAACTTGAAAAAGCAGAAGCAGGTGTTCCAAAACCATCAGCAACAGAAAAAGCAACACTGCCTGGAAAAGCAAGAACACTTGAAACAATTGAAACAGGCGCATTACAGGCTACAAAAACAAATCAAACAGCAAATGCTATTGACCGTGTGTTATCAAGTGCGTTTACTGGTTTTGGTGCGGATGTTAAACTTCGTGCTTCACAGGTTGCACAAGCATTTGGTGTTACGGTTACAGGAACTTCTGAAACAGAACAACTTAAACAGTTGTTAGCACAGTTAGCACAAGGACAGGCTAAGACGCTTCCTGGTGCTTTATCTGAAAAAGAGTTGCAGTTTTTGCGTGAAGCAATTGGAACTCCTGGGTTTACTGTTCAAACATTAAGAAATGTTGTTGATCGCTTAAGAAAAGATGCTCTTTCATCTGAAATTGAAAACCAATTAGCACAGGACTATATTGCTAGTGGTGGAGATCTTAATAAATATAACTTTGTCTCTAAGCGTAAAGAAGCACAAAGCCTAGCCGAACAACAATTCACTGATCGAGCAGCAAAACTTCGTAGATTACAAGAACTTCGTGCTAGACAAGCCGGACAACCTGGAGCACAGTAATGACTTTGACACCTCAAGAAGAGCAGGAACTCGCACAATTAGAGTCAGAACTTGCTGGCTCTGTAATGTTAGATAACAGACAACAGCCTGGTTTTTTAAAACAACTTGGACAAGCAGCAATAGAAACACTTCCTGAACTTGGAGGCATGGCTGGAGGGGTGGCCGGAGCGTTAGCAACCAGAACCCCTATAGGTGCTCGTGCTGGTTATGGATTAGGAGCGGCTGGTGTTCGTAGTATGATCGGCGCTGGTATTGGTGGCGCTGCGGGGGAAACAGCACAACAAGTAATTACTGGTAGGCCTTCTCCATTGGCTGTGGTTAGGGGAGGGATTGAGCAAGCAATTTATGATGCCGCTGGAAACTTAATTTTCTCTGCTGCTGGTAAAACATATAGAATAGCAAAAGATCAAATTGCTAAATACTTTCCTGGCGAAGCACCAGTAGAAGCAACGACTGCTGCACAGCGTTTATTGCAGCAAGAAGGCGCTACTCTTACACCATTTCAGGCCACAGAAGATCCTTGGGCAGGATTTAAAGAATCTGTTGCTCGTGGTTCTTTTACTGGTAGGCCTGTGTTTGAAGCCGCAGAGAAAAAGTCAGAGCAGGCTGTTATGGCTGCTAAAAATAAAATTCTTGATGAAGTTTCTACAAGAGTTTATGATAGTTTACAAACAGGTAAAGAGTTTGCAACAGCCATTAACGAAGGTGACGATGCTCTAAAAAGCATTACTAGGCCTTTTTATGAGGCTCTACAAGCATCTCCAAAAATTGCAAGAGAGCCTGTAGACATTTCTGTTCTAAAAAAAGACGCTCAATCATTATTGGCTCGTGGTGAAGAAACAAAAGGATTAACTTTATCTCCAAAAGAACGTGGTTATTTAGAGAGTTTTGCTAATCTTCCAAATAAGATTGATTTTGTAACTGCACATGATATTTCATCTTCATTAAAAACTACTCTTAGAGATCTAAAAAGAAATCAAGCAGAACCTGATTCAAAAACAGTAGCACAATTAACAAGAATTGTATCAAATATAGAAAAATCAATGGATCAGGCTGGCTCTAAGTTTGCTGGCACTGCTATTCCATTTCAAGGACGTTTACCAGACGATACTGCTAATACATTAGCAGATCAATATAAATTTTATTCCAAATTCTATCGTGAAGGTATTCAAGACCTTTATAACGATACTGCTGCTAAACTTCTTAATGTAGACCCAGAATTTGTTGGTAAGAATATATTTAAAAATGGTAATGTAACTGCTTGGAATGAAGCAACTGCTGCTTTATCAAGAGCAAAAACATTAAAACCAAATTTAAACGTACAACAAACAATAGAGTCTGTTCGCCGTGGTTACTTAGAAAATTTGCTTAAATCAGAAGGTTCTTTTGCAAAACTAGGCGACAAGATTAAAAATGATGAAACACTGCGGAGAACATTTGAGGCTGTGCTTTCAAAAGAACAACAAAAAAGAGTTACAACTTTGTTAGAAGCCGCTCGTTTGTCTGAAGTTAAACCAAGCGCAAGTGCTCCTTTATTCTTTGCTGCTCAACAGGCTCAAGCCACTGGTGCTCTATTGTCGTTAGGTTCTTTAGTGTTAAGTGATGAGGCAAGAAATCTTGCTGCAGATAATCCTGTAAAAACAGCATTGGTTGGAGGTACAATTCTTCTTGGTCCTCGCTTTTGGGCCAAAGCGGCCACAAACCCAGAAGCAACTAATGCTGCTTTAGGTATAATTAAAGCACAAGAGTCTGGATTACCTATCGGTAAGAATCTTTTCTTAAAAGCATCTCAGGCTTTTGAAAAGGTAGGAATTACACCTGAAGACTTAACACAACCCCCTACTCCAACTGCAGGGACTGCTGGTCCTGGTTTGTCTGCTGCAGAACAAGAAGAACTAACTAGACTAGAAAAAGAACTAGGCCAATAATGTCCGATCCAGCCGCAACCGCTAGGGCTGCGCTAGGAGGCATCAAAGAAGCCGTTGCTGTAGGCCGTGAGATCAAGGAAACAGCAAAAGAAGTAAATGCTTTCTTAGACGAGGAAGCAAAGGCTCGTGTTGCCTGGAAGCGTAAGCAACAACAGATTGAACGCCGTGGTGACATGATGTTCGTCAATGCCTATGAAGAATACAAGATCATTAGGCAGATTCGTGACGCAGAATCAGAGATGTATAAACAGATTGAGCAGGAGTATGGTCTCTCTGCTGTGTCCGAAGTCAAGTCACTGATAACGCAGATGCGTAAACAACACCTAGAACTAACTGATGAGATGTATCGCAAACGCATGGAAACCAGACGAGAGATGCTATGGCTGCTAGTGGCATCAACGGTGGTGTACGGAATCTTTAAAATGATGGGGCTGATGTAATGATTACACTATTATCTACACTAATCTCTTTCCTTATGGGCGGTATGCCCAAGATCCTTGAGTTCTTTCAAGACAGGTCAGATAAGGCTCATGAACTTGAACTAGCACGGATGCAGACTGAACGTGAACTGCAGATGCTGGAGCGTGGCTTTGTAGCACAGGCTCGCATAGAAGAGATCAGGACAGATCAGATAGCAATGCAGACAGCGGTGCAGGAACGAGAAGCACTGTATGCACACGACATCGCCATCGGTAAAGACGCATCGCTGTGGGTTACGAATCTGCGTGCCTCTGTAAGGCCAGTCATTACCTATGGTATGTTC